TAGTCCTGCCTGAACAGCACCAATACTGCCTCTGTCAATAGCTCCTTGTCCAGCTAGTGTAATGCCGGGTATAGTTGCATTAATAGTAGAGAAACCCATTGGGTTAATAAAACTTAAATCAATGTTTGCTAAAATATCAGGTAATAACGGTCCACTAGGTGCTGAGCTGTCTTGTGGTGGTAACGGTGGTTGTGGCAATGACACGTTTACTATTTCACCTGGATCAAATCTTGTTCTGTCTTCACCGTTTGGTCCACGTCCTGGACGTAATGGTATTCTTGTGGGTGGTATGCTGTTTGCTACATTACTGCTTACACTAGATCCAATTGGATTAATGTTGGCCATAATCTCTGCAATATCAGGTATATCCGGAATTGTAATAGGGAAGTTGATGCTAGGTATCATACCATAGCCTGATCCGCCCTCACCGCCAATACCTAACACAATGTTAGCATAATCAACGTTTGCAATAACAGTGCCGTTACCTGGAGCGGCAACGTTTGCATTGCCTCCGCCTACTGGATCATCTACAATAACAATATTGCCGGCAATGTTTGCAATGTTGCCGTAATCTATGTTACCCCAAATGCCTGTAAGCCATCCTGGTATACCACTAAGGTCTAATGCACCGTCACTTTGAACAGTGTTGTGAGCATATACACTGTCGCTGTATTCCATTGCTGTAATGGCACAACTTAAATAACCAGTTTCACCTTCTTGTTCACTTACTTTCATCACTCTGAATAACTTGTTTGAGTATCCGTATACAGGTTGTGTTAATTTTATTACATCACCAACGTCTACTGTTAATGCACTATAGTCTGCTGTGAATGTAACCAATGTGCTCAGTCTACTTTGACGTAAATCAATGTTTGCTAAGTTATGCACTCTAGGAGCATCATTAACTAGACTGTATCTAGATTGTAATGGATTGTCTGGTTCGTTTGTGTTTCTATCACCACTAGGTGTGCTCACAATTAACGATTTAGTTTGGTCTTGTTGTGCAACACTAGGATATTCAGCATCAATGCTGTTGTATAAACTGTAAAGCTCTGTGCTGGTAATATCAATTGAACTAATAATGTTGTCATCATTGAACACAAACGCCGCACTCTTTTCTGCTGTTGTGGCTTCTCTGTTAGGCACCACAGTAAACTTGCCTATTTTATTATCGTATGTAAAGAAGGTTGAACTACTTTGACATATTAAGTCAATGTTATCTTTAACTGCTTGGTATGTGCTTAACACACCATCAATTTGATATCTAGCGTGTGTGTCTGCCCCACCTATGTTAGTAGTGTATGCAACTTGTTCTGCACAATGGTCAAACATTGTAACAAAACTAGGTAAGTCTAATTCACTATCACTAAGGCCCGCACCATATACACTATTTTTGCAATAATCTAACAACACGTTAGAAGGATTTGTGAGAGTGTTTGTGACTTCATAAGTTATTTCACCCAATCCAGTTAATCCATTTTCTGCATCATAGTCTATTTCAAACACAGCATACACCAAGTTTTCATAACTTGTTGTGGCTGTTATTGTGCTTAACAATGTGGTTGCCGCTACTTGCGTTCCTGTTGAAGGGAAGATCTGATTACCTGCCGCTGTGCCGCCCGCATATACCCTACAACGCATTTTGTTGGCTACGTTGGTAGTAGACGTTGCGTTAGGGTCTGTCATGCTTATAACGTTTGCTCCACTAAAGTTTAGTGTGCTGTCTTGACGTCTAATACTGTTAACAGTGTATGTGCCACTGTCAGTTTGCTCACCAATAACCATAACGTATACCATGGTATTGTTTTGATTCTTAATTCCAGCATCTACAATAATACCACCTGTGTGTATTCTACCATAGAACACTGGCACACGTCTATCTGTGCTGGGTGATAACTGAACTTTAACACCAGGATCTTTAGCCGCTTGTATGTTTGGAACTTTTAGAACACCTGTGACTTTTGCTGTTGCATAAGCAAGACCACCAGCAATCAAACTGGTTGCAATAGTTCCTGCAGTTGTTAATCCAACTACACCTGCAACTGTTGTTGTTAAGGCAATACCTGCTATACTACCTATTGCTGTTGTTATTGCTGTTGCAATAAAAGTAAAAACTGCCATCTACACACCCTCATATACATAATTTGTTTCGATTGGAGCCCAACCGCGTTTTTCTAAGTTAAAGTCAGGTGATATTTCCATATTTGTGAGAGTAAAACCTTTTATAATGTCTTTTTCTTGTAATTTCTCACCCACCTTAACGTATTCTTTTAGTAGTCTATAACCTAAACTGCTCATTCTTGCTTGTGGTTCAACCCACCATGCTATTTCTCTTAAACTTTTTATATGTGGTAGCCAAACATCAGGAATAATTTGTGCTATCAGCATGCCTTGTATTTCGTCATCACGTTCACCTAGTAATATTACTCCATTCTTAAGAAATGAATCAAGTAATTTTCTAATATACATGTCATTGAAGTCTGGTTGTTGCAATGATTCAAAAGGACTACTGTTTGCAAAGTTAATCATCATTTCCATAATTCTGTCGTAATCTTGTAGTGTTGCATGTCTAATCATTATCTTAAGAATCCAGGTATCTGACCAATACGACCACCTCCGCCACCGTAGCCACCGCCTCCGCCATAGCCACCACCACTATAACTGTAGTCTCTACCAAAGTCGAACTGCACATTTTCTAAATCACTTACTCTACTGAATGTAGTGTCTGTGGGATAGTGTTGTTGTCTACCAGTTAATGATGTTCTTTGTCCTGTAACTTTATTTTCTAAAATTGTGTTAATACTTGCACATGTAACTGTGATAGTATTGTTTAATTTGCCTTGTAAAAAATCTTCATCTTCACTTATATTGAAATTGGTTATTACACCACTGTATCTTCCATAAACATTTGATGCATTGTAATCATAGTTGTCATCAAAGAATGCCCTGGCTATTTTAACACTGCCACCTTTAATAGGTGTTGTTAACACAGTTGCCATGTAATCTGCTTCTGAGGGTATACCACTTAAACTAAGAGCAATGTCGCCATTAGTTGTTTTAATATCTTCTGTTAGCGAGCCCACACTTAAGAAACTGCCTAACTCTGTGTAAGTGTTTCCGTTGTATGCAACTGGCTTGTATGCACTACTTAAATAGTATGTGGTTGAACCTAATGTTAAATCAATTAACATACAATGTATGATATTGTTTACATCGGTTACTTGTGGTATACTTGTTGACATATCTTTTTCCTTATGTTGTTATGATTTCAATTAACTCAAAGTCATCTGTAAAACTTATTCTATCTATTGGCACTGCACTGTAACTTGGCTTTAACACCATCTTTACTTTGAACGTTACATCGTTGCCTACCAGTAATGATTTACCATTTAAACTGTAACCTGATTGGTCAATAAAGGGTCTGTGTATTGGTATAATAACACTAGCACTTGTTGTATGAGCCACGTCTGCTGTTACTTGATATGGATATCTATATCCACTTGCTGGTTGTATGTAATCACCTTTCTTAAACAAGTATGTGCCACTACCAGCCGCACTAGCATTAATAATTAGTGTAGCCGCACTACTACCAATAATAGATACTGATCCAATGCCTGAACTGTCACCAAGGTATTTGGTTAGAAATGCTAATCCTGTGTTACTGCCACCAAACTCCACTGTGCTTTCTGTTGTTACGTCTAACGCATCAATGTCTTCCAACAATCCTCTGTTTTCACTGTATTTTAATCCTTCATGCATTCCTATAATAAATCTATACGGAACTACACTGGTTCTTTCTGCTGTGAGCACAACACCACTTCTACTCACTGATTGTGAAGCAACTTTCTTTTTATCTATTGTGACGTATGTTGCGTTATTCACTATTGTTTGTAAACTCATTATCTAGGTATCCTCCGTGCTCCAGCTTGTGTAACTGAATATATAAATTCTGGGTCACTTGCCACAAGTTGCTTAAAGCTTCTTGCATCTACGGCTTGTATTTTATATGTTACTGTGTTACTGCCACCCATTAATTGATTGTTTGGTATAACGTTACCACCAGCATTCGGAATTATGACCTCGGGGCCCGCTTCGCCGACCAGGTATGGCTTGTTTTTCATTATAGGTCCACCAACTTGTTTGCCTGGTATCCTACTAATTGTGTTTGAACTAAAGTCAATACCAAAGCCAAATGCTCCGAATATTGAACTTAGTATTGGCTGTATAACTGCAAGTTTAAGTGCTTGAGCAATCATCTCTTTGACTATCTTTCTAAAGAAGTCTTTGAAGTTGTCTAACACTGATGTGCCGTCCATTAAACTTGTTGCTAATCCATCGCTTAAGGCTGATGTTGCACTAAAGAATGTTTCTTGTATGCTTTCTGATGCACTTGCAAAGTCGCCTAACACGCTAGACATGTCTTTTGCACCCTGCTCAATTATTGTATTACCGCCATCGCCACCTGCGGCTACTGCCTCAGCAATTTTTGCCGCTTGTTCTTCTGCAGTTGCTCCAGCGGCTTGCATGTCTGCTATAAGTTGTGCAATATAATCTTGTGCACCTCTTTCAGGGACAACTTGACCTAAATCTGTAATTGCTTCTTTAACTCTGTCTAAACCACCTGTTCTGGCTTTGTTAGCCGCAGTTTCAATGTTCTCAAAGAAGTCTTTCATTGCGGTATTACCAGTAGTGTATTCTACTAGTCTACCTATTTGTTTGCCTAAGAATCCAATTGCTTCTACAACTCCACCAATTGCTTTAACGGCAAAGTCCATTGTGCTCATTATAATGTCACCAAAATTGTCTTGGATAACAGATGCTACACTGTTAAACAATCCGCCTAGCATGGTCAAAAAGTCTACTGCAACAGCACCTGCTTGTAAAAATGCATAAAAGGCATTTACTACTCCATCACCTACTGATTTTGCAAATGATTCAATTGTTTCTTTGTTGTCATCAAATACTTTTGTTAGCATTGTTAAGAATGCTGTTAGTTCTGGTGTAATTGCTCCACCCATTGCCGCTTTAAAGCTGAACATTCTATCACCAGTTTGTGATATAGCACCACTTAGTGTTTGGTTAAGGTCATTAGCGGCTCCTTCAACTGATTCACCAAACTCTTTTAATTTCTTCCTGGTTTCATCTATACTGTATGTGGCACCTGCTTGGAATCCTGCCATTGCAAGAACACCTTTTTCTCTAAACATGTCTGCCGCACCAGCACCACCACTAAACGCTCTTTGTATTTGACTTGCACTGTCTTCAAAACTTAGTCCTGTTACAGCCGCAATATCTGCCGCTAGTCTAGTGTTCTCTTCTAAGTCATTAATTGTTTTGGATACTGTTGCTAGGGCTGGTGTTGCTCCTGCAATTTGTTCAAAGTCAAATGGTAATTCTTGAGCAACGTCTCTGATCTTTTGTAATGCTATTGCACCACCTTCAGCTGAACCCACAATGTTGTTCATTACAACACCAATGTCTTCAATCTTACGTGCGGCACCTACTGCGGCACCTACGCCTTTAAACGCCGCCGTTACAGCAACTAAGCCTGCGGCTAACGGGGCAAATCTAGCCGCTAGTCCTATAACAGAAC